AGAAGGATGTACAGAAGAATTAGAAGTTTGCTTTAGAGCAGGCTTACAAGTAGCTTTGGAAAGTGGAATTATTATTCCACATGATCTGATGGAGTTAAATCAAACTCCAGTGTTTTTGAAAGAAGAAGAACATGAATTGCTTGAGTGTTTCCGAGGAGAAACGTTTTGGCAGAGATTTAGGTATGCTTGGTTTGATTTATCTTTTAAATTTACTGAATGGTTTGGAAATTACCCGAAGATTATGTTTTGTATTACTTTGTTAGGATCAGTAGTTATGTGGCAATTAGTGTCACAATTGATTAATATTTGTATGTTAGGCATTCACATTTTCGGTGAAAAATTAGGATTAGTTCAGACCCCTAAGGTTTGGAGCACAAATCATGAACCAGAAGGATTGTTCATGAAGACATCAATGCCATATTTGTTTACAGCGAAGATTGAAAAGGATGATTGCCCCTATTGTCAAGAAGGAAATTTCTTCGGAGAGAGTTTGCAAGAAGAACTTAACAACAAAGTTCGCCACATTTTTACAAATGTAGGATTTGTCAACAGATTTGACTATTACGCTATGCGTAGATTGATTTTTGATGCCAAAAATCAACCAAAGTCTCTCTTTGAATTTTACCGGAAGAGGATAGATTCAGTTAACGGACCAGGATGTTTCCATGTTATGTTACATGGAGGGTTAGACAAACACCCACAATTTGCGTCAGCAACATTTGACGACAAAGAAGTACAAGCCTTTGAAAGGAAGTACAATGAAATCCTGAAACGTGAAGCTGAAGAGAAAGGGTACACCTATGACCAAGTGTATTCCAAAATGACAGGAGAAGGCAAAAGGAGAGGTTTCGCTAAGGAATCAATGAACATGAAGGATGTGAGAAGACCAAACATCCGAATTGAAGCACCAGGATATGACTCTGAGAGTTTTAACCTGAAAGATGCAAGAAGACCAAACATCAAGATCGAGAGTTTTGATAGGAAAGAGGCGCGAGCCCCCAGAATGACAATTGAAC